AAATTATGGGACTGCTGTAAACAGATTAGCAGAGCTTTACAGCCAAGGCTTTATCAGCGGGGAGAGATTTAACGATCTCCTCCAAGATCAGAAAAGAGCCTTGCTAGATGTAAAAGACCCTGCCGAACAATGGAAGAATACATTAGAAGGTCTTGCTGACACTATAAACGGGCAAGTGACTCAGTCGATAACTGATATGATTTTTGAGGCTGAAAATGCAGGAGATATTCTTGTAGGGCTGGCTGATCAAATCGCAAGAACAATAACGCAGACTCTTGTAGTAAGACCACTGGTTGAAAGCATAGCTGGTGGCATCGGCGGATTTTTTGGAAATGCTGCTGCGACAACATCCGCAAATGTACAAGGCTTTTCTGGGAGCGGCCTACAGCCAGTGCAAAGCGGAAGTCTTAGCACGCTTCCGCAAAACGCAAACGGTGGCAACGTCTATGGAGGCGCACCTAGCATAGTAGGTGAACGTGGCCCAGAACTCTTTGTCCCCGGACAAGACGGTAGAATCATACCTAATCACCAGATGGGCGGCGGCGGAGACGTAACCGTCAATATCATCAATCAGGGTGGCGAGCAGATGCAAGCAGAACAGCAGCAGACTCGCAGAGGGCCAAACGGAGAAACGACTGTAGACGTAATGGTCAAGTCCAGCATGGAAAGGTTAGACGCACAAGGCCAGCTTGATGGCATCTTCCGTAGACACGGCGCAAGAAGACAGGGGCAGTTCTAATTATGGCATCTTGGCCCAGCACATTACCGCAGAGATTGCACCAGCAAGGCTTTCAGTATCAAGCCCCGGACGGTTCTATCAGAACTGATGTTGAGACTGGCAAGGCTTTCCAACGCCGTCGCTTTACAGCAGCCGTAGAGCCTTTCTCTGGACAGATGTATCTTGACAAGGATCAGTACGCTACCTTGCTTAATTTTTGGCGTAATACGCTTGCCATGGGCAGTTTAGAGTTTGATTGGGTTCATCCCATTACAGAGGAACCTGCAACTATTAGATTTGTTGCTAGTCAACCTTTTACAATCTCTGTTGCCTCTGGAGAGGTTTACACTGTCAAGATGAACTTTGAGGTAATACCGTAATGCCTTTGACTCAGAGCGCATTACAAGCTGTTCTGTCTTCAGCAACCGAGAAAGTGTTTCTTGGGTGCATTACAATATCACACCCTGACATAGACACAATCAGGATCGTAAACGACACTCAAGACTTGACTCGCTCTTCAGGCACTTTTTTCAGGTTCCCTTTTCAAGTCTCTGCTGCTACACAGACTCAAGACAGGCCACCGTCTATTGACATCACTGGTGATGCTGTTGACCAAAGGATTGTGCAGGGGCTAAGAGAGCTGGCTGGTAAGCGACAGAAGGCAGAGATTAATTACGAGATTGTCCTAGCAGATACGCCTGACAGCATAGAGTTTGGCCCTGTCAAGTTTGAGTTTGACTCTATGACAGCAGACTCCGCGACTAAGGTCACAGTTCGAGCCTCTTTCTTAAAAGGCGCACTTAACGACGCCTTCCCAGCAGGACAATTTGCACCGTCTAATGTCTCTGAGTAAATACCGTCCTTACGTTGGTGTAGAATACGACCCGCCTCACGGGTGCTTCAGACTAGTCGCTAAAGTTTTTAAGGGGGTCTACGGAATTGACCTTGGTAAGCAGGACGAAGGTCTGGAGAACGCACAGAACAAAGATAGAACTGCTCGAATCCAACAGAAGTTGGTTGAGATGACTGAGCAGGTAGAAGAGCCGCAAGAAGGCGACGTAGTGATAATCAGGGGCCGCCCTTTCCACATTGGGTTGATCATTGCTCCTAACATGATGCTACACGCATATAATGGGGGCACTTCTTGTATAGAAGATTACGAAGATGTCCGTTGGCGCAATAGGGTTGAGGGCTTTTACAGGTATAAAAATGACAAGTAAGCCAGCAAACAACCCCCTTCGTATGTCAGATGTCAAGCAGGACTTGGCTTTCTTCCCTGAGTATGAAGGCGTCTCATACAATTCGAATACAGCTTGTTTTGAGATAATCCGAGACATCTACACAAAAGAATACGGCCAGAGTTTTTCAGAAGACTTCTTAGGAAAGCTCAAACACTTTAACAAGCAGAACACAAACCCTTTGATACTAGAGTGGTTGGAAAAAGATTTTGTTATTGTTGACAAACCTTGCCAAGGTGACGTGGTGATCTTTGACATGCCGATGTTTCACTTAGGGCTTTATGTTGACAAGGGCTTGTTTTTACACGCTAGGCCAAAGGCAAGATCAAGTTTTGGGATTTTGTCTCGGTATAAAGTAAGAAATTATCACAGGTACAAGGGGTTTAGTAAGTGAGCGTCACTGTACAAGCAAGCAGACACCCGCTAAAGCCTGATTGGGTCTACGCAGACGTAGCCGCAAATCAGAGTGTCTATGAAATTGCTGGTGGCGCTCCTGTGGCAGCTTACATCAACGGCAGAGAAGTGCCAGAAGAGTTGCACAGGCTGACCAAGGTTAAAGAAGGCTCTCACCTTACGCTGTGGCCTATCCCGCAGGATGGCGCAGGCGATGTGCTTCGGGTTGTAGCCACGGTTGCTGTTGCAGCAGTCGCATTTCCCGCAGCTATGGCTATTGCTGGTACAACAGCAGCTACAGCAGGTTTCGGAACTTATGCTATTGCAGCAGGTATTTCATTAGCAGGAAACTATGCAATCAATGCACTCATTCCGCCTCCTACGCCTTCACAGCCAAACACGCCAGAGGCTTTCAATAGACTTGAGTCAATTACTGGAACGAGCAACCGAGTAACTTCTTTTAAGCCTATTCCTCGGCCTTACGGGACATTCCGGTACTTCCCTCCGATCCCGATGACTGCTCGTCCTTATACTGAGATTCAAGGCGATGACCAATACTTGCGGATGTTCCTTTGCCTTGGTTATGGGCCTCTTGAGATTGGTGGAAAGACTGTAGGTGAGGGCCACAGCAAGATAACTGAGCAGGACAACCTTTCTGGAACTCCAGTCAGGATCGGTGAAACTGATATAGAGCTGTTTGATGAGGTAGAGTACGAGATCGGTACTCCCGATCAGATGACGATCTATTCAGATCAGATCATTGAAACTGATCCGGCGTTTTCAAGCGGATTTAATGACGTAAATGAGCTTTCTCAGCTAACAGACACGGTTATTTCTGAGAAATTCGGAATAGCTTTGTTTGCTTGGAACAAACAAGATAACGAAAGTGCCATAAGAACAACCGAAGCTGACACTGATGAGATCAGTATCTCTGTTGGTGGACAGTTGTTTTCTGTAGACGATCAGGCGAAGACCAAGAAAGCTCAAGTTCTATTCAAGATTGAATACAGGGCAGTCGGTGATACAGATTGGATAGTAGAAGAGCCTCAGTTTACAGTAACTTCGACTAAGAAAGAGACTGTAAGAGCTGGCTACAGGTGGAAAGTTCCAAGAGGTCAGTATGAAGTAAGACTGACTAGAATCAGTACATCACATTTTACAACAAAAAGACCGTCCGCTATCTCTAACAACATGGTCTGGAACGCACTGCGCTCTATCCGCACTGTTCAGCCTTTTGATGTCGATGGTACTGTCTGCATGGCCCTAAGAATTAAGGCTACTGATCAGCTAAACGGACGTATTGATGACTTGTCGATAGAAGCCACTTCTGTCCTTGATGTTTATGACGGAAGCACTTGGTCACCACAGGCTACAAATAACCCTGCTTGGATTTACGCTGACATCTGGACAGGAACGGCTAACCGTCGCCCAATCGCACAAAGTGATCTAGATGCAGACTCTCTTCTTGAATGGGCAGACTACTGTGATCAAGAAGGGCTAGAGTATAACGGAATATTTGACGCTACCGGAACTACTTTTGAAAGAGCGACAGAGGTAGCAGCGACGGGGCTTGCTAACTGGAACTTCAGTGCTGACGCTAAAATAGGTGTAGTCAGGGACATCCCACAGACTATCCCTAAGATGATTATAAGCCCTCGCAACAGCTTTGCTTTTAACTACGAGCTTGCTGCTGTTGAGGTGCCTGACGCACTGCGAGTACGCTTTGTTGATAAGAATACTTACGAGAACACAGAGCGGCTAGTCTTTGATGACGGTTTTGATGAAAGCAACGCTCAGAAGTACGAGACGCTAGAAGCTAAGGGCGTAACTGACCCAGATCAGGCTTGGAAGTTTGGTCGCTATCATCTAGCACAACAAAGGCTTCGCCCTGAGCGTTACAACTTCAAACAAGACGTGCAGCACCTTCGCTACCAGCGTGGCGACATGCTGACAATTCAGTACGACACGATCCTAGTTGGGCTGGGAGCCGCTAGAATTAAAGAAGTTGTTTCTGACACAGAAATAGTCCTTGATGAGATTTTTATTGACAATGGCGAAAGCTACGGCGTCAAAATTCAACACTCAGACGGAAGTGTCTCAACGGTAACTTGTACTCTAGGCTCTGGTCTTGCAAACAAAACAGTGTTTTTAAGCAGCTCCGTAACAAAAGCGAGTGTTGATGATCTGGTTATATTTGGAGAGGCTGGCAGAGAAAGCATTGATGTAAAAGTAACAGCGATAGAGCCAGAGGGCAACTTCATTGCAAGAATCACAACAGTACCTGCTGCTGATGAGATTGAACAGGCATTTGAAGGCGAGATACCTGCATTTAATCCTGTTCTTACGGCTCCCGTTGATCCATCTCAAATAGCTCCAAGACAGCCTATTATAGAAAGCATCCGATCAGATGAAAATGCTTTGTATGCAGATGATGACGGTTCTCTTAGGGTTAGAATGCTAGTAGAGACAGTCACCCCTGCACAAGAAGGATGGGATCAAAAGACGCAGCTAAGATTCCGCCCTGTAGGAGACAATAACTGGGAATCTACAGAAGTAACCTCATCTAAAACATTCTCTTTATTTAATGTTGATGAAGGCTTCCAGTACGAAGTTCAAGCAAGGGGTGTCAAAGACGCTAGGTTTAGTCCTTGGACTGAATCTACTATACACACTGTGGTCGGCAAATCCACACCACCGCCTGATGTAGCAGTATTAAATGCTGTGCAAAACGACGAGAACGTAGTGTTCCGTTGGTCAAAAGTTGTTGCTCCAGATATTGACGGATACGAGATTAGATACGGGCCTAGAAAAACTGCAACTTGGTCTAGCTCTATAAAAATTGCAGAGGCCACTAAAAGTACAGTATCTACAGAGGCAGACGTTCCTCCCGGAGACTTTAAGTTCTTTATCAAAGCTGTTGACACGGCTGGAAACTTCTCTAGGGCAGCAGCATCTAAAGAGCTATTAGTAACTACTCTTTACGAAGATGTAAGAAGAACTGTACATAATCCTGACTGGGATGACGGAGAGATATTTGGTTTTGTTCGTGAAGGCACTGCCCTCAAAATAGATTCTTCTACAACAGCTTATTATAAAGCCGATACTGTAGACCTCGGATTTAACGCAAAAAACGTAAGAGTCTGGGCAAATGTCGGAGTAGGACAGTCTGATGTTGAAGAGGTAGATGACTACGGACTGCTAACTCAAGCCATAACTGTAACTGATAATCAAGGCTTGATCTCTGAAGATGTAGAAGAGATAGAAGATTACGGCGGAATCTTGGTGGGCCTTTCTGTTTCAGACCCAAATGTTTCTTACGAAATATCAACTAGAAACGAAGGTGAAGATTGGCCTAACGAATCTGAGATCACCACTTACGGAAAAATAACAGATTCAGTCTTACAAACAGAAAATTATGGCCTTATTACAGACAGCGTAGAAGAGCAAGAGCTTTATGACACTCTTATGACTTGGACTCAGTGGAGTAAGGGTCAGATTGATGCTAGATATATTAAACAGAGAGTAAGCATCACTGCTACAGATGAAGCTCGCCAAGGCACGCTTCTTAGATCATTTGAGACTGTTGTTGATGTTCCAGAAAAAATAGAAGTCTTGCAAGAAAAGACTGTTGATCCGGGTGGAACAAGATTTGAGTTTGACCAGCCATTTCATTTTAGGCCAGTAGTTACAGCAACAGTCGAGTCTGATTCCGACTTATTTGCTATTAGAAAAAATCTAGATACAGAGGGTGTAACCTTTGTTGTAAGAGATTCTGATGGAAATGATGTAGGCGCAGACAAATTAGATATTATAGCTAGAGGATATTGATATGGCAAAAGAAGTTATCCGTAGGAACGGAACAACGGCAGAGCATTCAGCCTTTACTGGAGCCGAGGCCGAGATTACTGTAGATACCGACAAAAGTACAGTTGTAGTGCATGATGGGGCTACTTCAGGCGGTTTTCCACTTGCTAAAGAAGATGGCTCTAACGTAAGTGATTTCAGCATCTCTGGGAAGTTGACTTCTGTTGATGCTGA